CGGATCGGCGGCACGGCCGAGCAGGCTGTGGGTGAAGGTAAGCAGGACGCGCCAGTCGGAACGACGATTGCGTTGATTGATCAGGCCACGAAGGTGCTGAACTCGGTTCACAAGCGCATGCACTCGGCGCAAGCAGAAGAGTTCCAGATGTTGGTGAAATGTTTCCGTGAAAATCCTGATTCGTTCTGGCAGGCGAACCGCCGCCCAGCTCGCAAATGGGACGAGGAGACATTTCTCCGTGCTTTGGATCAGGTTGATCTGGTGCCGCAAGCTGACCCGAACACCGCGAGCCAGACCCAACGCCTGATGAAGGTTGTGGCGCTGAAACAGATCCAAGCTCAAAACCCGTCGATGTACGATCCGATCGCGATCGACACCGCGGCGCTGCAGGCTGTGGGTTGGTCAAACCCTGAGCAGTTTATGATCCCAGCCTCAGCGCAGGGCACGCCTCCTCCAGAGATGGAATTAAAG